CGACCGATTAAAGCCCGACAGAGCAGCGATCCAACCGGCGCGGTCGGGGCGAAGACTTGAGGACGCATGACCCCGAAAGACCTCGAGCAGCGGCCGATTGCCGAACTGACGCCCTACGCCCGGAACTCCCGGACGCACTCCGAGGCCCAGGTCGCGCAGATCGCCGCCTCAATCACCGAGTTTGGGTTCACCAACCCGGTCCTCGTCGACGCCGAGGGCGGGATCATCGCCGGGCACGGCCGGGTTCTCGCCGCTCAATCCCTCGGGCTCGAGACCGTCCCGGTCCTGGTCCTCGACCACCTCTCCGAAGCCCAGCGCCGGGCCTATGTGATCGCCGACAACAAGCTGGCCCTCAACGCCGGCTGGGATGACGACGCCCTCCGGGCCGAGATCGAGGCGCTCTCCGAGGGCGGGTATGACCTGGACCTGATCGGTTTTGACGCGGGGGAGATGGCCGACCTTCTTACGCCTTGGAACAGCGACATTCACGACGACGTGGGCGACAGCGAGGTCCAAACCATCGCCGTTCGCGTGGTGGTGACGCTGGCCCCCGAAATGGCGGATCGCCACGCTGAGGCGGTTGAAACGATCAAGACCGCCCTGGCGACCACGAAACTGGACGCGACGGTTAAGTGATCCCGCCGCTGAACGTCCTGGTGGCGTTCCCCTACATCAACCGCTCGATGGCCGAGGCTCTCTTAAGCTACGAACACCTCCGCCTGATCATAGACAGCGGGGCCTTTACGGCTTGGGCAAGCGGTAAGCCCATCGACCTCGACACCTACTGCCGGTTCCTCGAAACCACCCCCCTCAAGCCGTGGCGCTATTTCGTTCTGGACGTGATCGGCGACGCCCACGCCAGCCGACAAAATTACGAGACGATGCTGGCCCGGGGCCTAAACCCCATCCCGGTCTTCACCCCCGGTGAAACCCTTGAGGCGCTGGACGAATATTGGCAGACCAGCGACGTTGTCGCCGTTGGCGGCCTTAACGCGCCAGGCATCGACAAACACGCCCATGTTCGGGCGGTGATGCGCCACGCCGCCGGCCGCAAGGTCCACCTTCTCGGCTATGCCGGTGCGGACCGGCTGAAGGCCCTGCGCCCCTATATGTGCGACGCCTCCAGCTGGGAGGGCGGGGCACGCTACGGAGCCGTCAACCTCTACATGGGTGGCGGCCGGTTTGAGTCCTTGAAGAAGGCGGACTTTGCCAGCCGCCCATCTCCCGCCATCTGTCGGCGGCTTCGCGAGTTTGGTGTGGAGCCAACCCGGCTTGCCAACCTGGCCGGGTGGTCTGGTGGCTATTCCTGGTCCCGCCGCCTGTCGGCCCGGTCAGCGGCATCGCTGTCTTTGGACCTGGAAAAACACACCGGCACCAAGCTGTTCCTGGCCCTAAACACGCCCGTCGCGATGAAGATCGTGGTTGAGGCTCACCGGTTTTTGACCGGCCAACCGGAAAACCCCGCATGACCACGTTCCCCGTCGACCAGGGCCGCGCGTTCGGAACCTGGCCCGACGCCACCGCCCGCCTGATGTATCACGACGCGATCCCGGCGCTCCTCAACGGCGTGGACACCAGCGGAGCGGTTGCCGATTACGGCGGCGCGAACGGGCTCCTAAAGGCCTTCATTCCCCACGCCGTCAGCGTTGACATTGACCCCACCAAAGGCCCGGACGTGGTGGACGACATAGCGACCCACGTTGGCGCCTACGACCTTGTCGTGATCCGGTTCGTTCTCCACTACCTGACAGACGCCGAAGTTAAGGCCCTGTTCGCCCACCTGGCGACCTTCCACCGGGGCCGGGTCCTAGTTATCCAGTTCGTCAACGACGACATGGCCGGCAAGCTGGCCAACTCGGTGAACGAGACCAAACACTTCCGCACCGAGGCCGGCTTGATGGACCTTCTGGGCCATTGGCTCGTCCGCGACCGCAAGCGCCTCGACTACACGGTCAGCGCGCAGTTTTACCGCGAGCGGCTGGCCCACCCCAACCCCACCCCCCACGAGGAGGGAATGGTCGCGCTCTACCTGGAGCCGGCCCCTTGAGACACCGCTCGACCAAGACCTACGGCCACGAGGTTGGCCTGACCTGCGCGTTCCGACAGTGGCGCGCGCAAAGCCATTGCCGCTTTCTGCACGGCTATGCCCTGGCGGTCCATTTCGAGTTTGAGGCCGACGAGTTGGACGTTCGCAACTGGGTTGTGGACTTCGGCTCCCTGAAAAGCCTCAAGGGTTGGCTCTCCGACCTCCTCGACCACACAACCCTGGTCGCCAGCGATGACCCCGAGATCGAGACGTTCCGCGATCTGGACCGGCGCGGCCTGATCCAAATGCGCGAAATCCCGTCAACCGGATGCGAGGCAACGGCCGAACTGATCTTCCGGGCCGCCCAAGTTTGGCTGGCCGACAACGGTTACAGCCCCCGGGTTCGACTCGTTTCGGTTGAGGTCCGGGAACACGGCGCTAACAGCGGCAAGGTGGTGGCGTGAAGCCTGTCCCGATCTCTGAAATCTTCGGCCCGGTCATCCAGGGCGAGGGAGCCCAGGCCGGCGTCCCAACGATCTTCATTCGCACCGGCGGCTGTGACTATCGCTGTTCCTGGTGCGACACCCTGTATGCAGTGGACCCGGTTAACTCCAGCAAGTGGGCCCGGATGGGCGCGGCCGAGATTGTCGCCGCTGTCCTGGGCCTGGCCGGTGACACCCGCCCCCTAATCACCCTGTCGGGCGGAAACCCGGCAATGTGGAAGCTGGGCGAACTGGTCGACGAACTTCACGGGCACGGCTTCACGGTAACGATTGAGACACAGGGAAGCGTCTGGGCCGAGTGGGCTCCGTCGCTGGACAGCATCACGATCAGCCCAAAGCCGCCCAGCAGCGGGGAAGTCACCAACTGGCCGGCGCTGGACCGCTGGATCGCGGCCAAGCCCAACCATGTCGCGGTCAAGGTGGTAATCGCCAACCTGGCCGACCTGGACTTCGCCGGCCTGGTGCGCGAGCGCCTCGCCCCCGGCGCCCGGATCCACCTCCAACCGTGCAACCCCTATGTGGACGAGAGCGGCGAAGCCGACCCGGACAAGCTGGACCTCCTGGCCCGCTACGCCGACCTCTGTGACGCGGTTCTGGCTCGCGGGTGGATGAACGCAACCGTCATTCCCCAGCTTCATGTTCTCGCAAAGGGTGGCGGCCGTGGAAACTAACCCCGCACAAATGCCCTGCGGATGCTCCGTGGCGGCAAACTCGCCTATTCCGGGCAAGGTGGACAAGGTTGCCGCCGAGGCCGCTGTGCGCGCCCTTCTGGTAGCTATTGGCGAAGACCCCAGCCGCGAGGGGATCGCCGACACCCCGGCCCGGGTGGCTAAACTCTGGGCCGAGTTCATCGACTATGCGCCCGGCAAGCTGGGAACGCAGTTTGAGGCCGTGAACGCGGACCAAATGATCGTCGTGTCGGGAATGCGCGTCTGGTCAATGTGCGAGCATCACCTTCTGCCGTTCTGGTGTGACGTCTCGGTCGCCTACATCGCCCAGGGCACGGTCCTCGGCCTGTCCAAGATGGGCCGGATCGCACACAAGCACGCGCACCGCCTCCAGCTGCAAGAGCGGGTTGTCGCCGGGATCGCCGACGAAATGGCCGAACTGCTGGGCCATGAAGACGTCGCGGTCATTGCAACGGGCGAACACCTCTGCATGACAATGCGCGGGATCAGGACGCCGGCCCGCATGACCTCCTCATCGGTTAAGGGGAAGTTCCGAATTCCAGAGGTTAAGGCCGAGTTCTTGTCGCTCGCCAAGGCCTGACCATGAGCGCGGAGAAGGTGGTTCTTTCCTGGGCTGGCGTTGAAACCCTGGCTCAGCGGGTCGCCCTGGCCGCCAAGGCGTTCCAACCCACCGCCATCCTTGCCATTACCCGCGGCGGCCTAGTTCCAGCGACCATGATCGGCCACCACCTCAACCTGCGCCGGATCGAAACCATCTGCGCCTCATCCTACGGCGAGAGCCACCAGCAGGAGGGGCTCAACCTGGGCGCGCCGCCGCCATTCGCCGCGGCCGACCGGGTGCTGATCGTGGACGACCTGCTCGACACCGGACACACCCTTGCAGCGGTCGCCGCGCTTTACCCCGCCGCCAAAACCGCAGTCCTGCTTAACAAGCACCCAACCCAGACCGCCGACTTCACCGGAGAGCGCGCCCTTCCCGACGCCTGGGTGGTCTTTCCCTGGGAACCCAAAGCGTGACCAACACTCCGGCCGGCCAGCGCCGCCCAACCCCCGAAGACCTCGCCCCTATGATGGAGACGATCGGCTCCGGCAAATCCCTCCGCGCCGCCTGCCGTGAGCTCGGGATCGACCCCGCCTCGGCGCACACCTGGATCAACCAAGACGAAGGCCGCCGCCAACAATACGCGCTCGCGCGCGAGGAACGGGCCGAGACGCTGCAAGAGGACGGGCTGACCGTCACCAAGGCGGCGGCGCTTGGCCAGCAGGTCAACGGGCACAAGATCGACCCGGCCGGCGCGCGGGTTTACCTCGACGCCTTGAAGTGGGCCGCGGCTCGGATGGCTCCCAAGACGGCCCCGGTTCAACGGGTGGCGCATACGTTCTCGCACCTCTCGGACGAAGAACTCGCGGCGGAGATCGCCACCTTGAGCGGGGAAGCGGATGACGCGCCCGCTTTCGAGGGCTGATCGGGAGCGGCTCCTCGCCGCCCTGCGCGAGAAGAACGCCCGGGATGACCGGCGTCGGGTTGAGACCCAGCGGTCGGAGATCATCGCGGGCTGCGGTTCGCTTTACGGGTTCATCGCCGAGTTCTGGCACACCTTGGAGCCGGCGCGGCCCTTTGTTGCCGGCTGGGCGATCCGGGCGATGTGCGCCCACCTCGAGGCGGTT